GGGGCTGGTGGGGCTTCCTTGTTTGGGTTAGTAACCTTTCATCCAGTCGGTGAAATCGATGAAGCCCCACCAGCCCCAGTAGATCGGCCAACCTATAGCATAGGTTATTTCGCCTGTGTGAAGGTAGGTGAAAATCAGGCCGGTCAGCAGGATGATGTAGCCGGTTATGGTAAATACGCTTTGCAATGCGGGTCGCCTGTCGCGCGCACGTTTTCAGGCATATCAACGCGCGGGCTGATTATCCCATTCGCCCTGATCGACGGGGGTGCGGCCAATGTCTGATCTTTCACAGGAAACATTCGACCGCGCCGAGGAAATTGCCGATGCGCTTTATGCGATCGGCGGGCTTGAGCGGGTTTTGATCGAGGTGTTGCCGTCTGATCTGGATGCTCGATCCGAACGGATCATCAATGCGTTGGTTGATGCCATCGCCGAAAAGCGCCAGCGGGCCATGGCCTGTGCTGACGCGATTGCCCACTCGGACGTGAAACCAAAACAAGGAGTTCCTGCATGATATTTAGCCGACTGCCCCTGGTCCGGTATTTTTTTGGCGAAACCAGTGCCACCGTCGCTATGGCGCAACGGTGGCGGCGGGCCTTTAGTCAAGATCCAGAACTGGCCAATGATTTAATCCGGATCGGCGGGATATTGACCCTGCCGGCCGAGCGCCAGGTGAATGGCGAAGCGGCCCCCGATCCCGTTGACCCCTACAAGACGGAGCGCGAACAAGGCGCGCGGGTTCTGGCAATAAAAATTCTCGCCCTAGGCGGAATGACAACCAACGAAATGAAACAACTTATGGAGACCCCAGATGAACATTAGTGACTTTTTGAAGATGCAAATTTGCTGGGCTGCAGATGCTGGAGCTGGTGGCGGCGGCGAAGGTGGCGGCGGCGAAGGTGGCAGCGGCGGTGAAGGTGGCGGCGGCGAAGGCGGTGGCGGCGAAGGCGGTGGCGGCGAAGGCGGTGGCGCTGCCAAATGGTGGGAAGGTGACAAGTTTTCAGATGATCAACGCACATCGCTTACCGCTTTGGGCCTGACGGTTGATGATCCGCTGGAAGCGGTTGCCAAGCTGACCGATATGGAAAAATCAGCAAAGCAACGCCTGGGGGCTAACCCTGATGATTTGCTGACCAAGCCTAAAGAGGGGCAGGACGTGTCCGAGTGGCTGCGCGAAAATGGTGAAATGTTGGGCATCCCCGATGCGGCTGACAAATACGAGATCGACAAGCCGGAGTTCTGGCCCAAGGAAATGCCCTGGGATGATGCACTGGAAGGCAAGGCGCGCACCATCGCACATGAGGAGGGTATCAGCGGTAAGGGTTTAAACCGTCTGGTCGAGTTGTTTGCACAAAACAACGTTGATTTAACCAAGGGTGCGGATGATGATTTTGCGGCTGCCAATTCGGAAATGATGACAGCGCTTGAGGCTGATTGGGGCGACCAGAAAGACGCCAAGCTGGCCGAGGCACGTCAAGCGATGGGGGTTGTGGCTGAAGCGGCTGGGATGGACCAAGAGGCCCAATTCAACATGATCGATGCTATTGCCAAAAAGGGTGGCGATGCCAACACATGGAAATTCATGTCACAGCTTGCATCGATGATGGGCGAGGACAGTCTGGCCGGTAATCTGCAGGGCGCCAAGGAATTGGGTAAAACACCCGCCGAGGCGCGCAAAGAACTGGCTCAAATGCGTAGCCCCGAGGGCGCATGGTTCAAGGCGGTGGCCTCTAAAGATCAAAACGAGATCAAGCGATTGAAGCCAATTATGGACAATCTCACAAAAATCTCTGCCTAACACGCGCTTCAAAAACAACTAGATATGCCCCGCGCTGAAAATTCGTGGGGCATATGTTGTATAAAAATCTTGACACAACGCCCAATATCTGACTCAAGTGCTATCCAACGGGTGACCCTACACTTTTGGGTCCGTTTGACTTCGGGAATAGTACCGACGATCAGTCGCCGATAGCGATAGGTGCGGGTCCGGATATGCCGGGCGACCCCTCCGAAAACTCACAAATTTTGATGAATTTTCACAGGAGGGGCACCAATGTCCTTTGAGTATCAAGTAGAACAACACCACAAACTGCAATATGCGGGCGACGCCGTTATGGTCGCCCAGCAGCTGCAAAACCCGTTGCGAAATGCTGTTACGATTGTCAGCGCCAATGGCGAAGCTATGTCAACGGCCGATCTGATGGGGGAAGAGGAATATGTGCGCGGCAAATCCCGCGACACGCGCAATCCGGAAGTCGGCGGCCAAGACACGCGTCGCTGGCTTGTCTATCCGGAATATGCTGTCGAGCATGGCAAGACGATCTTCAAAGAAGACACGTTCAAGAAAATGATGGATCCAAGCGGCAACACCATGCGCAAAGGTATTGCGGCGGTTGAGCGCGGTATTTTCGACACCATTCTGGGCATCGAGAAAAAGTCAAACGGCACGTTTTCGGTCACGGGATCCGGCATTATGGGCCGCGCCACCGAGGGCGCGCGCCCAGGGGCGGCATCGGAGTTGCCAGCTGGCAATACCATTGTGCACGGCGGCATCGGTTTGAACACGGAAAAGCTGCGGACGGCGACCGAGGCGATGGAGTTGGAAAATTTCGGCCTTGAAACCGAAGATGAAATTTTTGCGCTGATCAGCCCGAAGCAAAAGACCGATTTGTTGAACCTTGCATTGGCCACAAAGGTCAATCTGAACCAGTTTGATATTGATCAAATTAAAAGCGGCCGGCCAACTAGCCTGTTGGGCATCACCTGGATGTTCAGCAATCGGGTGCCGGTTAACGCGGCGGGCAATCGCCTGGTGCCAATTTGGTCCAAGTCCAACATTGTCGCGGGGTTTTGGCAGGATCTGCAAAGCCAGATCTGGAACAACCCGGAGCGCAAAAACCTGCCTTACGTCTTTACGGATGCACTGCTTGATTGTGTGCGCCACCAGGATGGCGGCGTGCGCATTGTCGAGTGCGTGGAAACCTAATCCCCTAACGGCCGGACTTGATCCGGCCGTTCCAAATTCCCCAATTCACTGACCATAAGGAGAAACTCACATGGCAGTCGTAGAAGTAAAATCAAACCTGAAGCCGGACTATCTGGACGCGTCAGTTCGCCAGCCCGATCCGGTCGAGGTTGCCGCGCGCAAGATCTTTGCAAACGGCAATGTCGCCAATGAAGCCACGGACAGCGCGCTTTCAACCTATCATCTGTTTGATCTGCCGTCTGATTGCATTTTGGCTGAAGAAACCTTTTTCAAGGTGGATGGCTGGGGCTTTGCCCAAATCCAGATCGGCACAGAAACCGATCCAACCGCGCTGGTCGACCAGACCAAGGCAACCGAGGCAATCGTGACCCCGATCGCCAACGGTGATGCCAATCACGCCAAACGCCTTTGGGAAGTGTTGGGTATGGCGTCAGACCCTGGTGGCAACATCGGGATTTATGCCAGCGCTGTGGCTGGCGCAACGGGTGCAGGAGCCATGACGTTCCAGCTCGCCCACCTCTACCACTAACCAAAAGCATCCAACATCGAGGCCAGCGTGATCCGGCCTCGATGTACCCTCAATCGGGACGGTAAACCCTATGGCAGATCCTATCGCAGCTTCCAGCATTGCATCCCTCGCGTGGACTATGATGGAACTCAAACCAATCAGCTCTTTCGCTGACGATAGCCCGCAGGCCGAAGACACTCGTTTGCGCTACTCCACTGCCCTTGGGATGTGCCTGGAAGACCACGACTGGTGGTTTGCCCGCCGTCTTGTCCACCTACCGCCTGCGGGTTTACCAGAGGGCGAAATCACCGACGAGGATTTGCCATATCAGGTTGCGGTGCCCGGTGATCTGCTTAAATTGCTGTTGGTCAAACCGGCAGGGGTCGATTTCCGGTTGGACCAGAACATGTTGCGGTTGGACCAAGATGGCGGCGCGGATATTCGCTATACCAGAATGATCACCGATGAAACCAAGCTGCCGCACACATTTCAAGCTGCCGTTGCTGCCCAATTGGCGGTTTTGCTGATGTCGCGCTGGGTGAAAACCCGCACCAAAAAGGCAGATCTGACCACCGCGCTTGATGATCTTATGGCCAAAGCCCGAAAAAACAATCGCGGCGGATCATCAGCGACCCGTCTTGATGGTGAACCACGTCAGGGTGATTGGGCCAGCGAGGCGACCCGATGACCGAATTTCGCCCCCCCCAGGTGGCCTTTTCCAGCGGTGAAGTCGGCCCGCTGTTGCGTGCGCGCAATGATTATCAGCGTTTTCAAACCGGTGCGCGCACCATGCGTGGCTATTTGCCGTTGCGCGAGGGTGGTTTTACCCGCGCCCCTGGCACGATTTTTCGGGGCTACACCAAAGACAGTAATCGCGCACGGTTTTTGGATTTTGAATTTGCCGCCAATGATGCCGTGACCTTGGAATTTACGGATGGGGTGATCCGTGTTTGGAGGTACGGTGCGCTGGTCGAGGTGACCGGCATGCCAGGCACGATTTACGAGCTGGTATCACCCTACACCGAGGCGCAGCTGGATCTATTGCAATGGGAGCAATCAGCTGATGTGATTTATTTGGCGGATGGCACAAGCCCGATCCAAAAGCTATCGCGATTTGCTCTCGATAGCTGGACCATCACGCCGGCAAACTACAAATCCGGCCCCTTCCGGGTCCAAAATCTTGACGATACAATCACTGTCCAGGCGGATGGCATGACCGGATCGATCAACCTGATAGGTGTTGGCGATCCATTTGAAGCCAGCCACGTTGGCGTGCAGATGCGCCTGACGGCGGTGGACTATACGAACATTGCCCTTTGGTCGAGTAACACAGCCGTTGTTGTCGGCGATCAAATGCGGGTGGGCACCAATGTTTACCAGCTGACGGCAGGCACAAACACAGGCGTTAGCGCGCCGGTTCACAACGAGGGAATACAGCTGGTCGATAAGGCCAAGGGCACCAAGTGGGAACATGTTTCTGACGGATCTGGCATTGTCGAGATAACCGGGTTTATCAACTCCAATGCGGTGACGGCCGATGTGATCAAGGCTGTGCCCCAGGCTTGCATCGATGATCCAACCTATCGATTTGCGGAAAGCGCCTGGTCAGATCGGCATGGCTACCCCAAAACCATATCAATTTATGAGCAAAGTTTTTTTGCGGCTGCAACACCGGCCAGTCCACGCACGGTTTGGGCGTCCACCTTGGGCGATTTTGAAGATTTTGAACCCAGCGTCGAGGCGGATGGCTCCTTTGCTTATGGTATCGGTGGCACCAACAGCCAGAACGGGATCAATTGGCTTTCCGTTGGCCGCAAGGGTATCTATATCGGCGCGCTTGGTGAAGTGTTCCGGGGATTTTCCAATACGTCTAGCCAGCGCATTGGCCCAACCACTTTCGATAGTGAGGCGGAGTCAACAGATGGGTCTATCAATGCCCTGCCGATCGCACCCTATGGCTATCCAATTTTCATCACCAAGGATGGCAATCGGCTTGAAGAGCTGCGCTACACCTTTCAAGAAGATGGCGGCACACCTTTGGAGTTGTCGGCCCCGTCAAACCATATTGGCCCTGAAGGCGGCGGCTTTGCTGGAATAGCTTGGCAGTCGTCACCACGTCGCATGGCATGGTTGCGGCGCGGTATCGGCGATTTGGCCGTGATGCTGTATGATCCAAAAGAGGATGTGCTGGGCTGGGCGTTGTGTCCGGTGGCGGCTGGCGTGGTTGAAACGATGTCGGTGACATCCTCGCTCACCGGTGGCAGTGACATCCTGACGCTGGTGGTGCGCCGTGAAATCGATGGCGCAACTGTGCGTATGGTCGAGGAGCAAGCCTTGACCTACGGTGCGCTGATCGGATCCCAACCAATCCATGAGGCGGTGCATCTTTTTGCATCCTCAATTTTTATCAATGATCCAGAAACTGATACGTTTTCGGTGCCGCATTTGGTTGGCGAGGATGTATTGGTCTGGACCGATCGCGGCGAATTTGGTCCGCTCACCGTGCCCGCTGGCGGTGAAATTGTGATAGATGCTGATTGCGGGCATGCGGTTGTTGGTCTTTTTGATGATACGCATCAATGCGAAACGCTGGATATTCAGGCCGTGGCCAAAGACGGCGACCCGCGTGGTCGTTTAGAGCGGTTGCACGCGGGTGGCGGTCTGGTTTTACATAAAACCGCTGCCGGTTATGTTGCGCCAGTTGAACGTGACTTTGGCGAAGATCCCCGCATTGGTCATGCCTTTGAGTTGGTTGACTTGCCCGTGGCGGCGGATTTGGTCAAAGCCTATTCCGGCACAACGGATTTGCCGGCCGTATCCGGATTTGCCCAGGAAACATCATTGAGATTTACGCCTCGCGGCGGCGCGCCAATGACGGTTTTGGCAATCATTCCACCAATCGAAGAGGCGGGCGCGTAATGTGCGAGATTGCAACACTATTGACAGTGATGGGCGGGGCGGGTGGTGCAACGGCAGCTGGTGCAACAGCGGGCGCAGTGGCAAGCGCGGGCGCAGGGATCAGCGCGCTGCAAACCATCGGCACAGTTTTGGCCATTGGCGGATCCCTGTATTCAGGTATTGCCGGCGCGCAAAGCGCAAAAGCACAGGCGGCCACGATTGCGCAACAAAAGGAAGACGAGAAGGCGTTAACTGCCGTCAAAGAGCAGCGATCGCGTGCGCAGTTCAACACCCAAATGCGCAAACAATACGCCGAGCTGGCAGGTCGTGGCGTGTCGCTAGACAGCCCAACCGTGATGTTACTGGGTGAAGAAGCCGCCCGCGAAATGAGCTTTGAGGCCCAGGCCATTCGAAGCGGTGGCATTGCCACACAGCAGGAGCTGACACACCAGCAACGAATTGCCAAAGCAAATGGCACAAAAAGCCTGATCGGCGGTGTCACTGGCGCGGCCACCTCGGTTTTGAAATATGGTCCCGAAGTTTGGCCGGAGTTGCTGGCATGAGCCTAACGGTCCCAAAAGCAGGTCTAAATGCGGGCCGCGCCGCCCGCGCAGGGCAGGCTGTGCCAACCGTAGGGCCGGAGATTGCCCAGTTGGGCAATGGCCTTGCCGCTGCTGCAACAGCCATCGAAAACGATAGACTGTCGCGCGAGGCACAACGCCTTCAGGTAGATCTAACCAGAGACATGAACAATCTACGTCTTGAG